CGAAGTTTCGCATCCAAATCCCCTAAGTGTGGAGTACAGCGCAAATTGCCGTATTGAATAGTTTTCTGCGGTTTAGCGCGACAGCTGATGCAAAGAAGATCCTTGCGACCCCTTTTGTCGGCTGCAACAGCCCAAACAAAGCCACACCTGCGACAAGCAACCTGATTCTCTTCCACCAAACCAGTTTAGATTATCTCCACTCCTTATGGACTATACGCGAAAACTTATCTTCAGCAATAAAACGAGTAGAACCACCAGCAGTAAAACGAGAAGTACCAAACTTCAAAATAATCTCACTACCAATACCAAAAGGATCATCTCCTTCAATAAGAGAACGAATAATGTAAAAAATACCTACAACATCTCTCGCATACTTATCGCTTCCAGCAATATCACTAGTACCAGGCACTTTCTTCTCATTAATAGTCTCCGGTTTACGCAACTGCAAACCAGTAATAACAGGCAAATTGACTCTCATAGTCATCTGCTGCAAACGAGTAGAAAGCGCAGCATGCTTCTCAGCATCATTACCACGATGATTAGGAACAGTCATAATCTGCGCATAATCAACAAAAACAGCATCCAAACCATCAAGCTTCTTACGAGTACGCTCAATCAACTTATACAAATCAGAAACATCCCGATCAGGACTAGAAACAACAACCAAATTATCTGGCAATGAATCTTTAGCATTACGAACCTCTTGACGCTCAAAATCAGTTAACTCATTCTTAGCAATCGAATTAGAATCAATACCCAAAACAGAAGCCAAATACCGGTCATAAACCTGATGCTCATCCATTTCATAAGAAACAAACAACACCTTACAGCCCTGCTCAGCGAGTTTACGAGCAAGATGCAACATAACCATAGACTTACCCTGCTTCGGCCTACCAGCAATACCATACATGCCAGCCCGCCAGCCACCACCCAACAACCTGTCAATCGAAGGCTCACCAGAAGGAATCAAAGCAACCCCTTCTTCACGAGTCCTAATATGTTCATCAAAATCTTCACGGATCGTATTCAAAACATCAACAGACTCAACAACAGAATTAGCATCAGCAATCGCCTGGACAGCTTCAGCCAAAACATCAGGATTCTCCAAAATACGCTTAGCCTGCAACTCAATCTCACGAACCTGCCAACGCTCCAACAACAACTGATGCCAAAAAGTCAAATCAACCAAACCAAAAGCCTTGTCTTCCCAACAAGACAAAATAGCCACATTCAACTCAGGATTCTTAAACCTTTGCTGCGCTCGAACATGCACAGTAAACCGGTCATAAGGCTGACCAGACTCAACCTGATCTAAAATCAACTGCATAACAGTTACCATCTGAGAATCAGCAAAATACTTCACATCCCAAGATAAAGCAAATAAAGCCTCATCACCCAACTCCATCAAGCCACCCAAAACACGAGACTCATTCAAACGATCAACATTCATCAGTAACTTCTCTTTCTCAGCTCAGCAATTTCATCAATCTCAGGTTTAAACATCTTCCACTTCTCAAAGTTCAGCCACGCATCAGGTTCAAGTATTTCCCTATTAGCCCGCGAAGCGGTAACAAGTAAATCTTCGCTAGCGTTCTTTAGGAGCGCTTTAGTCCAGGCACGATAAACCTTCTCTTCAGAAACCGTGGCATTTGGAAAACTCTTCAAAAAATCAAAAAACGCTTCTTTGTTTATTTTTTTAATATTTGTTTGTTTAATAGCGGTTTGGCGTGTATCGTGAATACCTGTTTGGCGTGTAGTCAGGATAGCGGTTTGAACGGTATCTATATAACCGTAATTCAAAAGGTATTTATTGGCCTTCATCTGGCCTTGACGCTCAACAATAAGACATCCACGAGCTACTAAAACCTTTATGGCTTTATAGACAGTATCAACTCTCTTTATGCCTATTTCGGCAGCAAGAGTTTTCTGCGATAAGTGCGGAGTCGGATAATGATGCGCAATTTGGATCAGCACAAGTCTTTGGACAAGAGTCAAATCTTTAGGTGCTTTATCAAGAACTAATTTGACAGCTTCAAAGCTGTTATTAGGTTTATACAATTTGTAGCCTTTCGTTCGGCTACTCACTGTTAGAATGAGAAAGCCGATAGTAGAGTTATCGGTTATGCGGGGTCAGTTCATCTCTCGGAACTGGCTCCGCTTTTATCTTATCTAAAGAATTGTTATTCATTTAGTTTGTCCTTACTTCTTGAAGCTTGTTGGCGTAACGCTTGTGAATACCTGAGCCGATAATGTGATTCAAGTTCACACAATCCTTATGGCCACAAACCCGTTCACCAGGTCTATACAGCCCGCCAGTGTCATCTAAAGGCCGCCAAAGTTCATCAAGCTCGCCTTTGTGTGGATAACAGAAAATCTTGCCTAAAACAGGGTGAATGTAAGTGATACAGCGGGTTTCAACGCGCACACAATCAGCGCATAACTGCCAGTTCTCATCCCCGCGAGACTTACGCTTCTCAATAGTCGTTGCAGGGATACCTTGCCCGCACTGATCGCAGGCGTAATCGGTGGCTCTCAGCTCTTGTTCATCGTTAGTTTTCTTGCGTGGCATAGAAAGTATCTAAGCACAAAAACTGCGGAAACACCTAATTTTGGATAAAAGTCATCAGAAAGTTTAGGCGTATAGTTTGGTCATTTAGCCTGGCAAGCGTTTTAGCCCGCAAAATAGGGTCATCAACGAGAACAACAACAAGTTCCCCTAACTCAGCAATATGAGCAGAGAGAATCCTAACTGTTTGCAGTAACTCCAGTGATTCCATCGGCCTTCCCTTTAATTGCTTCCAGAATAGCAGTCGAAGCTTTACCCTGTTTTGCTTCCAAATAAAGAGATCTCAAACCTTCAATGTCGTTGATGTTATCTAATGCTGCCTGCCAGTTTCGTGCAGGGGTAACATCACGCTTGACCTTGCTCATTTCTTCGCGTGTAGCCCTTTTATCGCCTGAATAGCCTGCATTAGCCAAGGCTCTACCGATTGCGGAAGTCTCGCATACTTCAAGAGCCGATGTCTTTTGTGGAATACCTGCCCCATCAATTTCAAAAGCCAAACCGGTAGCCTTAGCCAAGTTCTTCTCCTGATCTTCAGCAGAGAAATAAACATAAGCTTGAACAACCCAAGTCGAAATCTGTCGGTCTTGTGAAGTTGTTATGTTGCGGGTGATTAGTCTGCCATCAGGTCTGTCCTTATAGAACCTGGCAATTCTTTCGGCAACTGTTTCATATTCAGCTAAGTTAAATTGAGCCATCTTCTTTATCCTTCTCGGTTGTTTGTTTTAGTTCACGCTCTTTGTTTGCGCAGTCATAACATTTATCGCCTGTCCTAGCACCATCAATACCCAACAGCAGGGCATCAATACCTGAATGAACGATGTTTTCAGTTGTTTCGCAGGTTAGACACTTGCTCATTTTTTCTTCTTTTCGTCAAGGTTTACAATCGCCCAAGCAGCAATAGCAATAATCGGGATGAGGACAAAACCGGTGGCAAGAATCAAACCAGTGTAATAAGGCAAATCTAAGGTCATCTATTTTTTCGCTTTCTTGAATGTTAGGAATGGAAGCCCTGCACCGCGTTGAGACAACGAAACAACAACTTCCCCATCAATTGTCCCATTCTTTGCCCCATTTAAGGCAGCAATAGTGCGAGACTTCAGCTCAGTAAAGTGAGTTTCAATCTTCTCTAAATCTGCCTGGGCGTTTAGCAGTTCAATGCCTAAAGTGCCAAGCTCTTCATCAAGGGTTTCGATGGCAGGGGAAAGCGAGCGAATAGTCTCATAAGTCGAGTCAGATCCATCCCAGTCAGGTTGCTCATTAGAGAAGATACGAGTGCGGAAATCAAGGACTCGGTGATAGATAGCCTGAAACTCAAACTCATCCCAAAGAACTTCATATTCCTTGTATCTGCCTGCATTGACTACCGCAAAAACTGAGCGCTTGATGTCAAAAATCCACATATACCAAAGCACTTGAGCGCGGTAATGCTCAGGGACAGCATCCCAATAGGTTGCTGTATGTTTTATCTCCAGAATGTAAGGTTTACCGGTCTCATCGAAGCAGAGAGCATCAGGGTTAGCATGCGCCCAAGTCTGCTCTTTATGCGCATAAGTCCCAACTTCATAAACATCATGCTCAGGATGTTGCTCCTGGTAAAGAGTTCTAATTGCTGGCTCAACAAGCTGACCTAAGCGCATCGCAGTATTAGGTTCAAAACTTGAAGGCAATTTGCCGGTCTTTTGCGCCCATAAAGTGATTGCCGAAGTGAAAGGGGACAAGCCGAGGATTGCGCCTATCTCACTGCCTGAAATAACACCTTGCTCATCTCTTAGCGCATGCCATTCAGGGCTGTTGTTCTCAAAATTACCGAGAAACTTTGCTTGTATCTCATAACTGTTTTTATTGATTGTTTGCATGTCTATACTCTAAACATGACCGCTGACAACTTTAGATTAGATCAGGCCACTATCGAACTGCATGAAGCAATTATGGATAATGGTGGCGTTGAATGTGAGCAAGTGCCTGATGTTTTCTTTCCTGAAGAATGGGCTGCTCGCGGGGCTAGTCAATCAACAAACATGTACAACATGGCTATTGACACTGCTCGTCAAATCTGTATGCGTTGCCCAGTAATGGATAAGTGCCTAAGAGTTGGCATGGCTGAAGATTATGGTATTTGGGGCGGAACAACACCTAAACAGCGCAGGCAACTAAAACGAGAGCAAGAACTCTAGTCATCCTTGTTGCGTATAGGGTAAGTCAAAACCCAGATAACAGTAGAACCAATAATGCAGTAACCAATAACAGTTTTAGCAGTACCTTCCAAAACTATCCAGGCAATAAGCATGCCCAGCAAAGTCCAAATCTGGCCGATAATGTCTCTAAGAAAGTTCATCAGTTTTTTCTCCTTGTCGTTGAACCTGATCCACTAGCACCCGCACTAGCAGAAGCCTGAGCTGAAGCAACAGCCTGAGAAGTCGCAAACTGACTAATCTGAGTTAGCACAATTGCTGCAACAATCTCTTTCTCTGCTCTCTCTCGAACTGCTGGAGACATGTCAGCCCCAACATTTCCCATAAAGTTCAAAGCATCAGTCAAGGCAACAATAGAAGCACCTAAAACAGGGATACTTGCAATCTCTTCAGGAACTTGAATGTCATCTTCCTGAGCCTTTTCCATCAAATCATCTAACATAACCTGATATTGCTCTTCAGGGGTCAAAACTTCAGGATAAGTAACAGGCTCATCAACAGGCTCTAAAGGCGTTTCAGGGGTAGGAATAGGCTCAGGGGTAGAAACAGGCTCTAAAGGCGTTTCAGGGCTTATTTCAGGGGTTTCAGGCTCAACAGGTGGCTCAGGAACAACAACAGGCGGTTCAGGTTCAATAGGTGGCTCAGGGATAACAGGTGGCTCAGTAGGCTCAGGCTCAACAATAGGCGGCTCAACAACAGGGTCAAAACCAGTGTGAACAGTTATCGGGTCAGAGTAATCACTATAAACACCTAAAGAATCGTTATCGGCTCGAACCCTAAAAGTAACATCAGTATCTTCAGGCAACCCGCCAATAGTAATCTCAGGCTCGACACTGGCAACACCCCAACCATCAGCCCCGCCATAAGTCCAAGTAACCGCGTAACGCTCAATAGGGGTCTCTTCAATGAACCTTGACCAGGTTAGATCAACATTAGTTCCATCAACAACACCTTCAAGCAGAAATGGGCGATCTAAAGATGGGGCAACAATAACGGGCGGGGCAACAACATCTTGACTGAACGCAGATGCAGGCACAATTTCTTGACCGTTTGTATTCCACCAAAACAGGCGATTACAAGCCCCACCACCGTATTCATACCA